GTTACTGCCGTTAATGTTGTGGCTCTTAACAATCTGCGGTAAAGCACCCTTAAAAATAAAGGGGCGCTTTGTCGGAATTGTTAAAGAGACGCCTTCTGGTAACTGGCTCATAACTACTTCCCAAGAATCACTGTATAGGTTTTCTACATACTCCATAGACTTCTTGAGTCCCGCACGTGCCATGGCGGGGCTGCTATCGGTGGTATAAAAAATCAGATTCACTGGCTCGCGTCCACTCTTCAGGGCATCACGGACATGGCGCCAAGCACGCTCGGCATAAGTCTCGTTATCTGCCATGTTAACAAGAACAAAGTCTGCTTTAGCCAAACCAAGGTTAGTCTTAATCCACTTCTCAGCTTCAGACTTAGTCAAAGACCAAACAAGCCCATCATCTGTTTTGGAGCGGTTCAAGATAGCGTTGCGAATCTTGGTAATCATTCCATTGATGCTGTTGTCATATACTCGACTAATCCTGACCTCGTGATTCAGCCAGTCATCGACCTTCGTGGCCGTAGCCTTAAGTTGTCCGTTGGTGATCAGACTCACTCCTGCAGCCACATAATCATTGAAGCTAGCCATAAAGACCGGCTTCTTCTGATTGGCGACTAGTCCGTTGGTTACGCTATTGCGCTCGGTCTTGACGCTGCGAGTGTAGACTGCGACTGGCATGTAGCGGTACCCGTTCAGGATAGCTGCTTTAATGCGCGTACGTCCTTCCATTACATCACCATCAGTATCGATACATGGTGGGAATTCCGACATATCATATCCATGGCGGCGGAAAGAAACTCGGAAGCTTTCAATTCTCGTAGCCTCGTCGTTAGTATCCCGAATTCCAATATTCTTCCAGTTAGAAGTGTTGGTATCTACCTCATTCAAATCTAACCAAGCGAAGTGTGAATACTTCGCGTCATTGAACTCAATCTTAGTAAGCATCTCAAGCGTATCTAAGTTGATTGTTCCTCTGTTGTCAAAGCCTACACGAATTCTGGATTCGCTGGCGTTAATGTCGACTACGTTGTGGTCGGTGACATTTGTGGTGCTAGTTTTAGCGCTAGCGGGCGTTTTATTGTCTGTATTAGACATGATGTTTCTCCGTGGCCAGTGGCCGGTGTGATAAAGTGCTTATTAGCCGTAGCATTTACACTTTTAAATTAATGTGGGGTTTTTATGATCCTCACCACTTTGGATATTCCTATTGTATGACAGTTGTTGATATTTGTCAACAACTTTTTTAAAAAAAGCGGCAGACTTTTGACCGGTCTGCCAGCGGCATATTTAAAGACGAAAATCTGGAATTTTTACCGGGGAAAAAATTTGGCAGATCGCCCTTTTTACTCTGCTGCTGTGTCTTCAGCAGTTGCTGCCGTGTCGGCGGCGGTATCGTCTTCCTTGTCGTCGCAAGCAATGCACATCATTGCTGCAAGGATTGGTAAGATAAACTTCATTATTTCTCCTCTTATGAAAATCTTAAAAAGCGGCAGACTTTTGACCGGTCTGCCATCGGCTTGTTGTATTGTGTCACCTGTTCTTCCTGTTGCGACGGCTGCGTCTGTTGCTACGCTTCTTTGGTGGCTTGAAGTCTCCAAAGAAAGTAGTGAACTCCAACCCAAGCGTCGGGTAGATCGCAAATGGGACATCAGTCTGAGTACCGTTTGTTCGGTTGATCGTCTGATCACCCGGAACGTATAGGTTCATGAATGCCCCGATCTGATAACAGTTCCTCTTGGAACGAAACCCAACACTAGCCTGAGCCCTTGCGATGAAGGTGTTCATCCTAAACTCTGCACCATTGTCCTTAAGCCAACTTTGAGAGCCAAAGCCCACACCAAGTCCGGCAAGGATGTGGACGTTGTTTGCTGACGTGCCAATGAAATCATAGTCCAGAGTCATGTTTGGACTACTGTATCCATTGTCTCCAACGTGATACCACATGTGTGTGCCGAAACGCTGGTTCTTGCGCATGTGCAGAACGCCATGCAAGCCAAACCCGACGTCGCCGCCTGTTGTCTTGAACCCAGCAGACTTAACTACGTCTGGGAACTCGAACGGGTGGTTTCCTGGTAGGACTATGGTGTTAACAGTTGGTCCAATTCCCCACATATAGGGAGTTTGGCTAGCGTGTGCGACCGGAGTCGTGAGGGCGCCGAGAAGCGCTGTCGAAAGGATTGTAGGTATAATCTTCATTGGTTTTCTCCTTCTTGATTACCTATATAATATACCATAGGCGAAGGGGTTTTGCAAGGGTTTTGTGTCAAGGAATTGTCAAGTGCTATTTTACTTGTTGTTTTTTGTTTCTTGGATATGAAGACGAAGTGTGTGGGCCTGCGCCTTCACCTCTTGCATAGCCTTGCGAACTCTAGTTCCTGCTGCACTGTTGCCATCTTCATAAAATTTACTAAAATCTGATCGGGCGCCCGTAAGCGTCTCAATCATCTCCTCTAACATATTGTGCTCTTCACTCATTTCGTTCTCCTTTGTGATAAAAAGCGGCAGACTTTCGACCGGTCTGCCAGCGGCTGTTTATTACTACTCGCTGGTAGTATTGGTGCCACCTGTAGTGGACTCCGTAGTAACACCTTCTTCGCCAGGGAAGATAGTGATAACACCTTCTTCGATTACGACATCGGTATTTGCCTCAGTGGTGGTTGTCTCTGACACCTCCACAGAAACAGGCTCTGTTGTTGCTTCTACAGCGCTGGAATTATCCCCTGCATCTGATACAACTTGTGGTTCATAACTACAAGTTCCGTATGCTGTGGCGACCACAAGGACACCTCCAACAAAGCTAACTTGCACTTTCCATCGAGCCCAAGTGGACTTCAACCATTCTAACATATTATCTCCTATTATAAGAATGCGGCAGACTATTTGGGCACCCGGTCTGCCATCGGTTCTCAAACAAACTATTTAGATCAACCGTTCATTAGTTCATTAAACGCGCGATCAACCTCACTTGTTCCGTTGGAGGGAGCGTACTTGGTTGTCTCCGACGAGCGGCCTTCTGCAGATTTATCTCCAGAAAGCTGTGCGTCTAGGATAGCGTCTACCTGCTCTGAACTGAGACGCTCAAAGAGAGAATCTACATCCGGCATGCGATCGAGGAGGGCGGGGATCGCTTCCGTATCAGGCAGGAGTGTGGATGTGTTTCGACGCATCTTCAAACTTGTTTGAGGATATGCACCGGGACGATTTGGCTTTGTATAAGTCAAAGTAATATCGGTACCGGTCTTAATGTCTGTAATGTCTTCGTAATCCTTGTCAAGAATATAGCCAAGAAGAAGCTCGTAAGCCTTCTTACCATAGCCGTACATCTTGATGCCCTCTTCCTCTCGGCCTCGGACTACTACTGGTGAGAAATAGCGTTGGCGTACAAAGAGACTCTTTGCAAGCTTCTTGCTTTCCTCATCGTTAGTTGCTACTCCTTCCTTCCACAAGGTCGAAGCGAACTCACAAATTGGGCAGCTTTCTCCAAAGTTTCGCTTCGGACAAAGAATACCTCCCTTGTGCTCACCCACATTATAATGAAAATGCATTTCCTTAAGTGGGTCTCCATCTGGAGCAGGCACAATACGAATGTCTGTGTCTCCTTCATCTGGTTTAAAGAAAACCGAAGTTCTCTGGTCGGGGTTATCACCCCTGAGTGTTGCGAGCTTTCGTCGCATTAGTTCCATGTCAATTCCCATTTTATTTCTCCTATAGTGGGTAAAGTATATTGAGCTTTCCTCAACATCTAGTTTAATACACTTGAGCTAGCTTGTCAAGTGTTTTTTTGGACTACGTTAGTATGGGCAACGCAGAACCCAAAGTCGTTTTGGTGTGGTGTTTCATAGATTGCATATGATACACGTTGAAAAGTGTTCCTCGGCTTGTTCTTGAGAATGTCGACGAGTTTTCGGTGTAATGTGCCATCTGTTTCTAATGTTTCCTGATTTATACATATATAATAACATACATCGCGCGGCGTGTCAAGCTTAAAAAACCATTTTTCTTCAAGATTCTTAGGATTGATTGCTCCGATGGCACGGATTCGATTGATATCAAGCGGTTTAGAAACCATACCGATCTCTGGCTCAGCGTGTGTGAAATAATTTACATAATGGATCATGGAAAATATTGTGTCGTTAATAGATTCATAATACTTCTTAATCGGAATATTGTCAAGTGAATTTTCTATCTCAAGATTAGAAATTACCGTAAGTGACTTGAACAACCCTGAGCGTGCATATTCTTGTAGTACTCCGAAGACTGCACACTCTATTAACTTTGGCGCGCCTGTCAGTAGCTCAGAGTCAGGCTTAATATAGAATACTTCTATGTTCTTATCTCTAATCTGTTCTATAACTCCCAGCGTATAGTTTGAGCTATATGAGGAGCCCATAACGATGACTTGAACGTCATCTGCGATCTCCGAAAAGAACTGTTTTAAATTGGGTACATTATTCTCATACTCTTCTGGGTTCTCGAAGCTCTTTAATTTAAATTTTCTTTTGGACGAGCGTTTGATCGAGTTATTCAGTTGGTATACATCATAGTTGTTCGTCTCACCGAACAGACTCGCTATTTTCGAGGCCGCTGAGCCTATTCCCACAACAGAGATCATATCTTTAACTCTTTAAGGTTGTAGTAGTCTTTGCCGGCAGTCAAATTACACGGATATCCATCTTCAAAGATTTCCTTAATTTGCGGAATCAGAGAGCGATCATTATCGCAGTAGTCAATTACGATTTCGTCATGTACAATGTGAGAAATATAAGATGAGCAGTCTTTTTCTACTAAAAACTTATCGATCTCTACAGCCTTGGACAGAACCCTGTCAGACGTGGTGCTTTGTAATAGGTAATTCAATGCTTTCCTTTCTTCTACTTCAATCTTTCGACCATATGGTGTATTAATATAACCGTCTACGTACCATTTGTCAAGAACTTTTTTGCGATCATATTGTTCACTCTCGATATCATCTGAAGCCGGGTCATATAACCACGCGAAAAATCTTACTTTACATTCATCACGGTCGATTTCCTGCTCAAAGAGATGCTTACTATTCCACTGATGGATATCTATATCTGGCTGCTCTTCTCCGCTAAGATCTAGCAGTGTTCTTACTTCTGCGCCGTTGTAATCTAGGCAGACGAACAGATCGTTTTGCGGCTTAATCATTTGGCGCAAATCTTTTCTCAGGGTCAATATTGGGAACGAGTTTGGCTTCGTTGTTAGGCGTCCCGTTACGGTTCCAAACAAGTTGTAGTCAATTTGCCGATAGTTATTGATTAGAACCTTGGCTTTGTCACGATCTCTGGTTGATGTGAGTAGGTGGCGGCAATCTTGGACCGACAGGTTAAGTCCTTGGTGCTTGATCTTGTGCAGTAGCTGGTCGACCTCGGATAGATGGCGATAATTACTTGGCTTTTGCCACGTGCCCTGTACGTGTTTCGTGATCTTGTTTTTAACCTCACAAAAACGCATTAAGAAATCTTGAGGTATCATATCGAACATACAATGGTCTTGCATGTTGATCTTTGCGATCTTGAATGACTTCAAATAAGCCTCTAGTTTATTGCGGCACTGTCTCAACTCATCCGTGTGTTCTTCTGGGCAGCACTCTTCAATACTCAGACCATTTGTCCACAGCCCCACAAACTCTACGTCCTTGTCGGATAGGGAGCCGCTATACTTCCACGTTACCGTTAGGTCTTCGGGAATATCATCAAAATATAATTGGCCGCCAACATAGACACCAACGCATTCGGACTTATCGTCCAATGTCTGAAAAATCATTAATAACTCGTCATAGCTTGTTTAACTTCACTTGCAGAGAAAGCCTGCTTTTTCTCCTGCATCGCTTTTCGGCGCGCAGGTAAAACTACATTCTTATTATACGTGGATGAGTACCTTTTGTCAAATGGTTTATTAATAAATCTTTCAAAATAAGTTTCTACGTAGGTATAATTGCCTTTGAGTCTAACGTATTCGAGAGTGTCTCTAATTAAAAATTTCTTTTTCTCTACGTCCATATCGGGCTTTTCTTCCAGCAATCTTAGCTTCATATAGATTTTTAAAAAGTGGTCAAGTCCGTATTGTTCTAGGATTTCGCTAACTGTGTATGATGGTGGCCTGATTACCTCGTGAGTCACCCTCTTGCCGCAGATAACCTGCTTCTTAAATCTATTTCTTTTTACTGCGTTGTATAGCTCTATCAAATCTCTTGGTAGGGAGACGAATGATTCGACTGAGGCTCTTGTGTAACCCATGTCGAACACCTCTTGAGTTGACGAATAATATTTTGCACGAGCGAAGGCAATCTCGGGCGCCTTTATATCACATATTATTCGCCAAGGTATATTATGATCAATTATAAATCCATACTTGTTGCAGGCGTTGACAAAAAATGGCCAGTTCTTACTCTTCATAAAAACATCGACCTTCTCTTTATCGTTATTGTAATCCAAGTCGGCGATCTCAATCGCCAAACCACTACTCATTATAGAATTCAAATCGCTTTTTACATATCCAGCATAGGTAAAGGGCGTGGATTTGATCGCCGTTGTTGCTATCTTCATAAATTCTTTTAGGAAGTGCGGAAAATCTTCTATCATTATATTATTCTTCACAAACCGACTTTTAACCTTCTTTAAAAATATCTCTTTGTATTCTCGATAGCCAAAAATCGGATTAGTGTAGGCTTTGTGAGCAACGACAGAGGACAAGAACGGATCTGTTTTATCAATTTGTCCGTTTATCGTACATCTTTCAAATTCCAAAATCATTTCATTAAATAAATCTGCTACAAAATTAAAAGCTTTGGGGGATTGCCTAGGGTCTACTCCCCTAATTGGTCTCAACCTAGAATCATATTTTATATAGATAGGGGAATGCCACATATCAACCTTGCCGTATAGCTTTTTCTCTCCGATAGTAAAATCGACTATATTCCTGTTGCTGCCGGCGGCGCTTCTGACTCTGCGGCGGTACATAACTCTTTTGTTAAAGAGATCTCGACTTCCTTCGCCTCTGGATTCTGCATATAATTTTGACATTTTTTATCTTTCCTTTAATCCTTAGCTTAATCGAATGGGTTCCAGGTAAAACCGCTGGTTGGTGGCTCTGGTGTTGAAGGCTCCCTCACTTGAATACTGCACCTTCTTGAAATTGCATCACCGGTACCACCAAGATCTGTAACTGACTGTGCTTGCGCATCGTCTTCATCTCTATCAATCTGGTTGACCCACTTGGTGTGTAGGGTTGTGTTGGCTTTGCCCTCGGCGAACTCATGTTCAGAGCGCACTATCATATAATAGCCACCAATACCAAGATCTGTTAGACGAAACTCGTCTGTACCCGAACCTTCGGGAGCAAAACCTCTTGGGTCGATATAAATGTACGTACCTGGAAAGGTATTCACGCTAGCGAACATATCGACTTGGGCATCATACGTGACCCTCAGTTGTTCAAGTCCATCAAATCCTTGACTTTCGAACCTGACTTCTGCTAAGCCCTTTGTTTGTGTTTTTGTGAGCTTTATGTTTTTGACGAGCCCTCGATCTCTTCCAAGCATATAGTGAAATATACCAAAATTATTCTCGTCGTCAAATTTGTTGCCTCTCATTAGTTCCGAGGGCATAACGCGCCCAGCAAAATATACAAAGAAGTTATATTGATTCTGGAATGGCATGCTGGTTCTTGCACTGTTGCTAGGCCCGGATGGGTTCAGAACGGGCATCTGTCCTTCGAAGGCGTCCAAATGTGTTCTAAAGTTCTTTATACCTGTTGACGCGCCGTCAGTTTGGAGCACCTCGATCATTCGTTTGCTAACCGAATCGTGTTCAGTTGAAGGAGACCAGCTTGATATCGCAGATTGATTTAGCCTCGTCTTTTGTTTGACACTATAGCCGAAGCACTGATCGTTGTTTAAGAAATTAGACAACAAGTTGTTTATAAGATCATTTACAAATTTGGTCAACGAATAAGATGTCTGATCTTTTTGTAACATCTTGCTTGTCAGCCACTCAATAAAATATTTAACTGAGATTGGGACGTCGCCTAGATTAACAAATATTGATCTCTTTCCGTCGCGGGGACTGGCATGTGAGAACTCTACTGGACCTAACGCGATTCTCACTTTCTTTAAATTCTTCTGTGCGGTTACTAAGTCTTTTTTGTTAGATGCTATACGCTCACATGGAATAAGAGCACCGTCGGGCTGCCTACTTATGAATTGTATATCATCGACTGCCTGCTTTAACCCACTCTCTATCTTCTTTAATACCAAATCAATTAAATCACTCAAATAGAAGAACGATAAATCATGCTCGCGTGGATCATTGCCAAGCAGTGCTGCTTGCATCTCGCCCTGTGTAGTCTCGTTGGTGCCGAGGTTTTCCGCCTCATCCCCGAATGCATGCCCAAGGGCGTTCTGCACTCTCTGCTGCATATGTGCATTGTGAGATGCGTTGGAAAGAACATTAAAGCTACTGTTTGTACCTAAGAAATCATCGTAACTGTTGTGTGGTCCAAAGGATAGGAAACTCGATATTTTCTCATAAGGTATTGTCAGATAATATATGAGATCTGCTGAGATCATGTCTCCAAGCAAACTGGCGATCGCTTCCTCTTGTTCCGTTTTGACTTGGGTGCTGAACTCTTCTTTTTTCTGCCCTATCTGCTCGGCATCGCAGCCCTGCGTATTATAATATCTCAGTATTTCCTTTCGATACATCTGCTGCAGCGTAATCGGACCTGAAGTAAATACATTGAACATAGACTGATCAAAGAATTGCTCTATATAAGCAAGGAAATTCATATTGAACACAACTCTTCCCATGTCATCTATTTCGAAGTTGTGTACTGTTGGTGTTAAGTTTAAGGTTACAAACGCTTCCGAGAGGGCCTCCCTCAAATCTTCGCTCATAGAACTCATTTTATTCATAGGCTGTGAAAAGCCCACTTCTGCTTTAAGTCTGAAATTTAACTCGGCTTTTTCGGCATTTTGTTCTCGCAAGTCGAAATCCGGTGCGCAGGTCGCAGGGGCTGTTTCCGCATTTACTTCTGCCGTGTTCCATGTTTTCATGGCTAAATCGCTATACTTATATGTTGTTGCTCTTACTACACCCTGATCGTCAACATAGCTACTTGGGCGATCTCTCAATATTTCCGACATCGTGTTGGCAAATATCTTTAGGTTTGCCTTGATACTTTTCTTCACTGAAAATGGATTGCTGCCGTCATAAGTAAAGTTGAAGCTCTTGAGCCCTGCTCCCACACCGCGAGCGACGGAGCCCCTAAACATTTGCAGATCAGCGGCGCTAAAGTGTGACTCAAACTTAATTTCTATCTCTTGCTCGTTACCCTGATCGTCGAATATTACTTTCCATAGGCGTATCTTTGGTTGCAAATTTGATAATTCATGGTTTAGTGCATTATAAAACCTTCCCAATCTTGGATTTTGAGTTAGCTTGTTAAGGAATCCGTAAGATTCGCCATCGATTAAAATGGAAGCATTGTTTTGAGTTTGATCTTTGTTTGCAGAATCAGAGTGATACGGAATTCTCTTCGTTGATGGTCTAGTGTCGGTACCTCGATCCAGAGCTAACCTTTTGTGGGCGGCAAGATCTGAAATAAAGCTTAACAAAAAACACTGCTCTTTGAACATCACCGATGTTGACACACCGGCGCCGATGGCTGCCGCATTTAAGTTTGCAAGAGGATCTCCCATATTGGCAAGGACGTCATCTCCCAGATCGTCGTCCCAATCATCGTCGGCGCCGAAGCCAAGAATCTGTAAGGTGTCTCCACTGTCAAAGTCTATAGCCTCTTCAATCGCGTCACAAGTTTTTTCGATAACGATGCGATGTGAACGCTGGATCGCGCCGTGTGCTGCGTGAAGCTGATCGAGGAGACCGGTGTTAACTGAAGAAGCCAAGGAGGTTAACAACCTACCAAGCATTGTGTATATTTCACTATTGCT